CTGAGAGGCTCCTGCGTTGACTTTGGATAATACTTCTTTCCATCCATCATCGGTCCTACCTACTACATCACCAGTTTCATATACTATTCTAGGTGCTCCAATCACCTGCTTAACCAATCCTTGAACTTTACATTCAGGACATGGTTCTTCTAATGGTTTATTCCTCATAGAAATTGGACTAAACTTTTCAAAAGTTAAATCACAATTACAACAATTATAATCATATGTTGGCATTATTAATCATACTCCATTTGTTCTATTTGATCTGTTAAATAATCGTACTTACATTTTACTCGGTATGCTAATTTAGAGTTCCCTTCCTTCTCTAATTTAAAGACTTGATGTTTTATATCTTTATGGTACTTCTTAATACGTTGAAGTTGATGCATACTTATAATTGGCATGTGATACCTTTAAGGTTGTTATAGGAATCATAATATAAGATTACTTATTACTGATTAGCCCTCCCCAGACTGTGTTACATAATTTTGACGTAAGACCTTTATACTGGCCTTTCAGTTTCTTATCTTTCATCATAATGACTAATTCTGCGTCCCTAGGATGAATAGATTCTAATAAATCAATAAACATTTTCTCTCTACGGGCAGATGGTACTGATGTTCCTGGTCCTTCATCTGCGAAATAATTGAATACTGATGTTTTATCAATCAATGATGATATATCTTCTGCTTTGTTAGGTGTATAGGGTATAGATCCTTTAGGAATCCAATTGAATGTAATAGAGTTATCAAAAGATCCTTTTAAGAAATCCCTAATAGCTAAACAATCATTATCTTTAAGAAATGTAGCCTTTGCCTTAGCTGATTTTACTTTACCTACAGCCTCAAGTAATTCATACATATGCTTATATTCACTCATACTAATAATATCCTCTTTAAAAATCTTGTATACAATCCATTAACATCTTACATCTATTCTTAATCAAATAGTTTAATATCTTTGATCTAGGTGCAATCTGTGTGTTCTCATAACTACTTATAATACTATCTTTTATCTCTTTTGGTACATAAGAGAGATCGATTAACTTTCTATTACGATAATAGTTCCGTTGTACTTCGGTCGGCATGAAATTGAAATCGTCTAACCATAACGCGATCTTCTTCTTAGTCATTGGTTTCTGTCTAATTGAATCAACTAAGAAGTTATCACCTGATAAGATATTAGGTACACCATCAGATGTATCACCTTTACAGATATGTTCGAATAGATAATCAGGGGAAGACCCAGAAATGAACTTCTTGGTCATTGGGGAATATTGTGTGATATTAGTAGTACCTTCTTGAAGTTGAATAAAGTCTTTATCCGCTGATACAATCATTACCTTATCATGCTTACCAAACTCTTGAGTTTCAGCACATAAGACTCCAATAATATCATCCGCTTCAGCTTTATCCACTTTAATAACTTTGTACGGGAAGTTCTCTTTAATCTCATCAGTCACCTTATTAATAATCTCATACAACTTATTCCAATCCATTGTATCTTTATCTCTACTCTTTTTACGATTAGCTTTATATTGTGGAAAGTAATCCTTTCTCCATGATCCACCTTCAAGTGCTATAACGACTTCAGGACCATAGTTACCTTTAAACTTCAATGTATACATACGAATCGTATTAAGAATCATATGCCTGATTAGATCCTCTTGGAGATCTAATCTCTGTGTTATTACATTACCTACTGCTATACCATTATAATCTATAATAATCATTATTTACTCTCACTTTTCACACACGATTTATATATTAATTCTCTTGCCTTAGTTGCACACTTCCATCCATATACCTTAGCCCATCTATTAGGTTCCAGATCTTTATAATGCTGAAAGAAATGAAGAATCTGATTTAATGTCCTTTTTGGTACATCTTCAATATCATTCCAATCCTCATATAATCTATCAATAGGAACAGCTAATATCTTATTATCAACACCTTCTTCATCTTCCATTTCTAACACACCTAATACTTTACATCTTGCAATACAGCCAGATAATAAAGGATAAGGTGATATCACTAATACATCTACAGGATCACCATCTTCTGCTAAAGTTGCTGGTATGAATCCATAGTTACATGGATAATGCATTGCTGTATCAAGAAATCTATCTAGATACAATTCACCTGTCATATCATCTACTTCATACTTCACTGGGTTAGACTCCATAGGAATCTCAATAGTTACATTTATCATTATATATCCTATATTATACTACATTTGTCTGTTAATGTCAAGTGTTTCTTTTAGTTTTTTTAAATGAGCGGCACGAACCTTTACCATTATCCAATCATTATAATAATCATCTGACAGTAACACATCATGTTCAAATTGTAACTTAGCTTCAAAATAAGCACATTCAGACTTACTCTTACATAGTCTTAATATAGTTCTTTTGAATCTACTTTTATCTTTGTTTACTTCTACTAATAGCCTTTCAGATGATCCATAATACTTTTTCCAATCCGATTCAGCCAAGTACTTTTTCTTTTTACCTTTAACTTGTCGTGTCTTTCGTGCCCAGAAGAACTTTTTGCCAATGTACTTTTTGCCACTTGTTCTATCCTGTATCTGATATACGAACCCGTACATTGTCTTGCTAGTACAGTCTTCCGGTAAGTGGTAAATCTTGTCTTCATATATCCATTCCCCACACTCTTCCTCAATCTCATCTTTAACGGTGTTAACCTCCTTCCCAATCTTTGGTATAGATTCGCCATCATCAATAATCTCCATTATCATTATCGTCTAATTTATCATTCGTTATATCTACTTTACCTGAGCAGAATGGACAATATGATGGTAACACATTGTTCTCTTCATACACTTCTGAATACAGTACACCAAACTCAATATTACAATCAGGACAATGCATATCGAACTCAGATTCAGGATCATTATGCAGCATATACTTCCCCCCATGCACCTTTAAGACCGCCTACTTCATATTCAGTAACACGATTCTCAAAGAAGTTAGTATGATCAGGGGCATTAAGTACCCAATCTAACCATGGTAATGGATTGTCTTTTACTTCAAAATTAGGTTTTAATCCTAACTGTAATAATCTACGATCTGCAATATGTCTAATATACAACTTAACATCTTCTTTCTGTAGTCCTGCCATTGCTATACTTAAATCATCTACTCCTATTTCACCATTATAAGCCAAGTCAATGAAACTATCTTCTAATTCAACTACTTGTCTTAACATAGTATAGATCTCCCGTTTGAAATCATCTGTTACTACTCTAGGATGCTCTTCACAGAACCCTCTAAATATCTGTGTCATACCATCTACATGCATGGTTTCGTCCCTGATACTCCATTCTACTACTTTACACATTCCTTTCATCTTACCAAACCTTTGAAAGTTCAGAAGCATTACAAATGATGCAAAGAGTGATATGCCTTCAGAGAATACAGATTTGGCGACAGCAAGTGCTAGATTAGAATAGTTAGAGTTATCATTATCTCGCATGAACTCAACTTTATCAGCCATCTCTTTATACTCTAGGAACGCATGGAACTCAGATTCAGGTAAACCTAATGTATCATTCAATAGGGCGTATGCTCTTTGATGTACACCTTCACGAGCTGCGAATGATCCAAGCATATTACGAATCTCATTGTTCTTTAACTTAGGAATAAAGAAATCATAATAGTTCTGACCTACAGCTACATCAGATTGAGTGAATAATCTAAGCACCTGAATGATATAATTCTTTTCTTCTTGTGACAGTTTATCAGGGGATTTCCAATCAGACACATCATCGGATAGATCAATTTCATCTTCAATCCAATGTGCTTGTTCATGTCTTTTAGTTAATTCAACGGCCCATGGATATCGGAATGGTTTATATGATTCAGAAGCTGTTGTCATATTAACTGATTTTTCGAATAGGAATAATTCCTTATTCTCCATTAAGGTATCATAGTGACCTAAATGCTTTCCATCTGTGACAATCTGAGGTACAGTTCTCTGACCTAGTTTTAAGAATCTATCAAATGCTTCTGAATCATTAGTAATATCATATGCTGTATATCTTACATTATGTTTATCAAACCAGTTCTTTGCAGACTCACAGAATGAGCAATTTGGTTTTGAGTATAATTCTATTTTCAATGTATATCCTCTTTCATGTTATTGTACATCTTTATATATCTATTATATAGAATCCTATTTTCAAACATTCTAATGCATTTATCTCTCCAGTCAAGTAATGTACCTTGAGGTAGGCAGAGATTGATTTTATCGGATCCATTATAGATAGCTAGGGGCATATAGCAAGAAGCTTCTTTATCAAAGAAACCGAACTTACCTTTTGCACGTTGTAATATAGGATTAGGTATCAATCCCGGACGTATTATTTCAATCTTCCATAAGTCATTTTCACAAAATATATCA